CTCTCTCTGATCATTATCATACACACCGTTCTCACCCGTGTGCAGATGCATAAACCACCTCCTCGTTGGGAATGGTTTAGCAGTGGGCAGATGACTTTGATCAAGAAATTCTCTCAATGCTGGAATTTCTTCCCCATTAAAAGTCTCACTCTCGACCAAAGGCTTATTCTCTGCCATATAATATTCATACATTAACCTACAAACATTATACAATAACTTGCTCAAGTATCCACCACTAACACAAATACCTACACACTTCGACATAATACGACCCAATTTATCATTGTCCTCACTCACCACTTCATTCTCCTCTTTACACTTCGAGTAAAACAAGTTTGCAGCAAATTTAGATAGGTCGGGATATCCAACAACTGCTGTTAATCCATCAATTGTGACAGATTTCATACAGTTCCCTAAAAAGGGAAGACTCAACTCACGAGTCTTGTCGTTCCACACTTCACCAGCCAAAGTTTCCGGTTTCAATTCCATTCCAAGAGCACTCACCAACTCTTTTCTCAACGCCTCCATAGCAGTAACAGCCACATTCGCACTCTCACAATATTTAAAATGCTTTTCAGCACGGTAGCAGATCCTCGCGGACCCAACAAAGTCAGCTAACGTAGTCCCATTAATCCCACTGGATATACCGTCAGCCTTATTCATGACTATGGCTTTATGTACGAGAACGGGATGAGAAGACATATATGTACTATAGTTAATGATCTGATTATGCCAACCAGCATTAACTTTTCCATTATATGCATTTAGGACCCATTTTCCATATGCTAGAACAGTCTGTTTTCGTATAGACATATCCATTGCAATGACATCTGGGCAAAACACTATTACTTCTCCATTCGCACACACCACAACCCACAATTGATCGTCCCCCCATGACAAGGGATAAAATCCGACTCCTTTGTTTTTTCTACTACTTATCCATTCACCTAAAACTTGAGCACCGCCGTTCATCCAAGAAAACCTAAAAGCCGAGATAGAATTTTCATTCTCAAAAGCATTCTGGAAACCAGGTGAATAACCATCAACAATGCACGTCCAGATGATCCTAAGACCACCCGGAAATACATAATATGGACGCACCTTTACCAAAATATTCTTTCGTTTACTCAGCTCTCTTTTATTCTTTAAAATCACTACAGCTCGTTCTGGATGTTGTCTTTCTAAATACTGTTTTAAATCACGGTAACCAAGCTCACCAGCTTTAAAAATGTCTTGTGCGTGATTAGCTAAAATCTCACCCACATCATGCACTTTTATCGCTGCGTTCCAAAAAGGAGCACCCGCAGAAGCCGTTGGATTCAGATCTGGCATCAAATCATTAGGGACTTTACCCCTTAAATCTGAAACTTTTTCCTTATCAATTGGCAAACGGGCAAAAATATATTTAAGCTCATCCTCTTCAACCTTTGGATCGGGAAACGATTCCCCTTTTACACCATGACCAGTCTGCAAACGCTTGACCAATCCTCTTCCAGTACCCCCTCCATAATAAAATTCATTCACATCTTTCTTAAAATCGTTAAACTCGTCTTCAGTTCCATATCCTTTTGCCATCGCTTGATTCGACACCTGTCCTGGCAACTTTTCAACTCCACCTGTACTATATAACTGCATCAAATTCTTTGCGAAATCCTCCTTACCAGTTACATCAT